TTCTCAAGATCTCTAATGTCATGCCTCATCTTTGTTGAAGCTTTATCATCCTTCTCTGTCCATATACCACGCTCCTCGATGAGGGCAATGGCTTCAGATCTCATCATAGATCCGGCTCTAATAGCCTTATTAACATGGACATTGTAGGTGAGATCGGCCTCATTGATGACATCCTGAGTTGGCCTCTTGACCGCTAGCTCAATTTCCTTATCATTCTCATCCTTAGCCGTGAATTTACGGCGCATTTGAACCTCATCCATCCTTCTCTCCCTTCCTTGGTATCAAGATATAATAATTACGACCTTCCAGCTTTGCCACAATGAATCTACGATTAGCATTACCAAGATCCAATACCAATTTCCTAAAACCATTCCACTTCGATAACTCTACTTTCTCCTTAAAGAAGCCCTCTGATAACTCAAGAAATTCCCCTATCAGCCTAGAGAAAGAGGAGCTTACATCCTTTACCACCTGATCTACATCTACCTCCCTGTCAGCACTCATTTTCTACCATCCTTTCGATCCACGAATATCTCTGCGTTTGCCTTGCCCCCCTTTTTCAGTAGATCTGCCTCAGATATTGATCCAGACTCCTTTAGGACTTTATCTCTAATCTGCATTGCCTTTCTAGTAGCAGGATCATTCATCTCATACACTTTTTGAGCATTTTCCTTGTCGGAGACTACGAAGATCTCCTTATGCCTATCTACATTCTTACCAAGTGAATTCCTCTTAGATTCCCTATCACTTTCGGCAATTTTTGCCGCATACCAAGAATCTATAGCAATATCATTATTAATAACAACGTCATCTGGTCTATCATGGGCATCATATACACTGTCATAGAAGCCGGACCAATAGCAAACCTCCAATTGCTCATCTGAACACTCCGAGAGAGGATAGCCGAAGATATCCTTTGCCCTTTTCCCAGAGGCATTCCACATCATCCGCCAAGGTGCAGTCCTAGCTATCTCTCTAACCTGCTCTGAATTTAGAGAATTTGAGATTATTATCTCTTCTAAAGGCCTTAGAAAATCACGAGATAGGACGATTTCCTCAGGGAGATTCTCACCAGCCTTATTTTTTGTCATATATAGATATTTACACCGATTCCTACGTTCATTAGCTATAGCCTCCTGTGTTCCTTGGGATAATAGTAAGGCCTTTCTGTTGAGAATCTTTAAAATCTTACTTTGAGCCTCTTTTATCTTCTTTTCAAGTATCTCACGCGATTTTGTCTGGAATAGATAGCTTAGATAGCGTTCTTTATGCTTCTTTATCTCATTGTTGAGCGTTTCTACCTCTTCGTCAAGATTAGGATCCCATCTGCCATTTGCTATATAATCCTTGAGAGCCTGTTCTTCAGATGGTAAACCCTTTTCCTCCGCCTCTTCTATACCCACTTTATAAGCAAAGTCACAAAGTGCCTTCTCTGCTGTAGTTAGGGCAAAATTTAAAAATACGACCATGTTGCCTACCTCAGCATGGTAGCCACCACAGCATATCCTATTAGATAGGAAAGATTTCTCTTTAAAATCCATAACCGGCCTTAGTGAACCATCCTGCTATATATATACACCATATTAAAAGAAAAACGGGACAGCTTTCACTGCCCCGTTTCACTCTTATCATATTAGATTCTATACGTGTGCATAGCCATCTGGATCATTAGTTGGATTCGTTACTGTCAGGGTGTTAAAGCCTAGGTAGCTATAGGAGAGAGTAACATTGCCTCCCGTAGCATCTCCACCTGTCCTGCTTACGGATTGGAGCCTATTCTTGGTGCCCATATAAAGCTGAGTATTATCCAGCGTCTTGACCTTAATGGTCTGGTCTGTAGTATTATCGGCCTCTGCAGCAGCGTCAACATTGTCGCCATCATCCGTCTCTGTCATATCAATAGTAGTAGTAACTTCGACGGGGAAATCGGCATATTTATAGTATTCAGATTTACGACCAAGCTCAAATAGATCAGTACGGCCTAGGTCTGCGGTTACAGTGACCGTTTGAATATGGGAGGCAAAGGCTCCACCAGACTCTGGGTTAGTACCACTAGATGTGATTCCTGGGAGCTCTGTGGGGAATAGGGAGGCATTTGGACCTTCTCCCATAATGACATCTTCTCTCCTCTGTGTCCCATCAACTCCTGGGGAGTCTGTATTATCGAAGGAGTAAGTAAAGCCAGTAGTAACTCCTGTAGCCCAAACCTTATCACTGCCTATGAGAGTTACAGATTCCGTAGAGTTGCCATCAACTGGGAAGGTATATGTAAGAGAGGATACATACATCCCAGAGCATGTTACGGCCCTAGTAGCATCTCCGCTTACTGCAGTATAGGTATCAGGGTAGATGGGGATAACGGCCTGACACTTTTGAGTAGTCCTAGTAGAAAGCTCTGCTCCAGCGCTGCCAGCTGTAGAAAGGTGATATACTAGGGGGGTATCATCAAGCACCTTTTCGGTTGTAATCTCTACATCTGGCTTATTTTCAAGCTGTTCATAAATCTCTAGCTGACCTAGCTCGAAAACCTGCTCTAGGTTAAATGTAGTAGTAAGACCTACTGATTGGACTCCGTGTGCCTCTCTCCCAGTAGGGACAAGGCCCTCTATTCCATCTTCCTTAAAGCCAATACCGTGAATAGCATAAAAAACCCGATTTGTTGACATATTCTATCCTCCTTAGCGGTGAAGCTCGCTTTAAACACAGGCTCTATACCAATATATACACCATTTTATCTGAAATTTAGGTATGAGGGAGAGATTGGACAAGAAAATTTACTGATCCATTGGCTATTATCCCCGCCCTTTTGACGCCCACAGAGTTCAATAGGTAGAGATCCTTCCACGGATATAGGTCCTGAATGATGTAAACCCCTGAAAACAAAGGATTTACGTCTCCATATTCATCAACGGGGGATTCTGTTAGATTCCAGTCTATAGATGGAATCCTCTTATTCTCCTGCTCTGAAAGGATATCCACAATCCTACTAGCCTGATACCTCTCTGGAGAATAGACTCTACCTATAATCGTGTGATTTGCCTTTTTACTACCTCCTAATTGAAATCCTGTCCACTCGTCTCTCACTTGAGAGATTATAACTGCGGGTAAAGCAATTTGAAGATCACTCATTACATCTAGACCAGAGCCTAGTGGATTATTCATCTCCTCGCTTACTGCCACCGTCCTATGAAGTTCATGCTCTGCTACTATGTTGACTCTCTTATAGCTAAATTCGGCATATATCTGGACATCGCCAGAGCCGTATGCAGTATCTACAGGATCTACATCGTCAAAGATAATGCGGCCATGTATATAATCAACATGGTGGGCAAGAGCACCAGATGAGGATTTATCATGAAAATCACTGTCAACCCAGAATCCGCTGCATATTACAGGTTGAACGGCTGCAGATGGGAAATTCGCCCCACTCTCATAAACCCAATTCTTGAAGAAGCTCTGATATACATAGCCATCGCCATAGACCCTATCCTCTACCTTCTTAAGCTCACTTATATCCGTAGATCTATTATTCTCCTCATGTAGTGATATATTGTCATACCCCCCCATTTCTAGGAAAGAGATATCAAGCCAATATCTAATATTCTCTACAACCTGCTCGGCAATAGTCTTCTCGCCAATAGTCTGATTGCCTAGAAATCCAAAAGATCCAACCATTAGATAAGCTCCGATTAATCTCTAACTTGATTTAAAAGCCCAATTACCGATTGTGCGCTAGCTTGAAATTGTCCGCCCTCTTCCCCTATAAAGCTCGATACACGCTCTTCTAATTTTCTAAATCTATCTATGACCGCGGGCTCTTCCATGCCAGCAAACCCTTCAAAATCTTCACTTATTGTCTTTAATCTACCCTCGCCTGCATTTAATATTGTAGTCAAATTCTTCCTGTCTTTTATAAATCCACCAAGCGTTCCTTTTGCAGCTTCTGTCCTTTTTCTTTTTTTCTTCCTTTCCCCCTTTAAGTAAAGAGGCATTCTGTTTTCACTAAAAGATTCGTGTATTTTACTTATTTTTACTTGTTTATCAGCACTAAAAATCTTTAAAGTTTCTACATATGCACGATGTCGAAGTTCTCTTCTAATTTTCAATGTAATATCAGATAGAGAAAAAGATCTAATAATTTCAGTTTTAATATCCGATTTTCTATCATCATCTTCTTCTTCCTTTGTTTTCTTTACTGGTAATCCTAATACAGTTCTCTCTCTTGGAACACCTGTCGCAGTTTTAAAAACTCTTCGAGGTGCTCCTTTAAAACCTAAAATTTGTACATTCTTAACATATGTAGTCAGCGCAAGAGTAAATAAGTCAATATATACCTCTTTAAATAATTTAGCCTCTGTTTTAATATCATCAGTTATCTCTCTATTAAGCGATGCATTAACTCCCTTAAATACAGTCTTTATTGCCGATTCGATAAGAGATCTATCTGGTTGCCGCTCACCTTCCACAGAAACATTTCTTGCAGACTTTAGTTTCTCTAAAAAAAAGAACGTAAAAACAGATCCTAGATTAAGCTGTAGAAATTTCGCAACTTTTTCAAATATTTGCTTTGATGGATCTAATACACTATTTATAAACGTTTTTTTATCTTCTAAAAATCTTGCTCGTATTTGTTCAAACGTACTTTTTCCTGCTCTTGTTGGAGTTTTTGCTATTTTTTCAACTTTTTGTTGTATTTCAACATCCTTCCTTTTTATATCTTCTTTTGAGGGTTGTTTGCCAATAGGTACCCTTGGGGTTAGCTGAACTCGTTTGCCAGTAGCGTCAAAAATCATATTCTCTTTTTGAAACGTTGAAGCAACCTCTTTATCTATCGAAAGTCTAAGTGACTCTGCCTGTTTTCTAACACCTCTTTTAACGTTTTCTGCCAAATCTTGAAATTCTGGTGTGAATCGCCATATATCCTCAAAAAGATCTTCTTCAAAAGTTTCTCTCTCGGTTGCTGAAGAAATACTTTTATTTTCTAAATCAGCTATAATTTTATCAATATCTGCAAGTGTAGCATCTTCTGCTTCTGGAATATCTACTTTGCTTATTTCGCTTATTTGTTTAATTATCCTTGCTCTATTGTCTTTAAGCTCCTCAAGGCGCTCACCTATTTTTAAATCTAATTCCTGAAACCCTGATTGAATTTCTTCAAATTCTAAAGGTATGCCGAAATCACCTTCTTCTATTTCTTTTTCTTCTAATCCTAAATTTATATCCGAGAACATTCTCTCTTGCAATATTTCAATTTCACCTTCTAAAAGATTAAGCCCTTCAACAAGAGATCTAACTCCAGCAAGAACACTTGTGTTTACATTTCCATGTTTTATTTGTAATATAGTTTGAGCCTTCGCTGTCCCAGGGAAATTTTGAGTTGCGAAAGAGGCGGCAAAGACTGTGGATTCAAATGGATTTATAAGCTCCATAACCTCTTGACTGAGTAATAAATTTGAAGTTGTCTCCTTAAATTGAGATCTAATGAGACCTGGGAATCTCCTATTAATTTCATTTATAAAATCTATTGCTTTTCTACCTCTTGATCGAAGATCATTAACAGCATTTCCAACACCTTCAATCATGGGAACATTAATGCCGGTTCGCTTCTTCCCAGTTCCTGATGGAAGTAAAACTTTTTCTGCAGTAACCTCTGGATTCTTTGCCAAAAACTTTTGAAATCCTTTTGCAGCACCTTCTGCTGTTTTTTGCATCTCTTCAGTGGCACCTTTTTCTAACGACTTTCTTTGTTGTAATGCAGCTGTAGCAAGATTTGCAACATCTTCAAAAGGCAAAAAGAAGGGTGGTATACTATATTTAAGTAATGTTTTTCTAGAAGCAGTCATCGGCCCAGCAGGTATTCTGATTAAATTTCTATTTACTTTTACCTGTGTTTTTAAACTATTTCTTACTTTTCTAATAATATTATCAGCATCTTTTTTACCTATTTTTGATACTAGAAACGCTCTTAAATTAGTCTTATATATTTCTTGGCTATCTAAAATTACAAGAATGAGCTTTTCAATCCATTGCTCTGTCTTAATTGTAGCAAAGTTGATGGCGGTATTAAATACCTTTGTTATATTCAATTGATATTGTTGCGCGGTTTTTGAAAAGTCAGCTTTTACTTTGAGGCCAACCCTCTTAGCCATTTCACACCATCCTAACAAAGAATTCTATATATCTAGAATATTTTAAGCCGCGAGGGGCTATTTGACGATATAGCTTACATTTCTTAAAACGAGGTGCTCCTTCATTAGCTTCATCATAGGCAACATGGAACTCTAGAGCATCCTCAATATTCTTAGCATTTGAGGCGAATGTCTTAAGTTTGCACACTCCAGCAGGCATTCTCACTCTGCCGTTGGGACTTTCGAGAAATTCATTGGGATCCCACCTAGTAGTAGCCAGAATGCTGATAGTGCTTGCGACAGCATCCTTAATTCTACCTCTCCCATTGCAAACTGGGCAAACTTGGCCTCTTGCGAAGACCTTATTCAATTTTCCAGCAGGATTAGGATTATTGGTATTATATCTACCATTAGATCGTCTTCCTCTGCCGTCATAGCCACAGTTAGGGCAGTCTAACTCTCTTTGAGGCATTACAAGGCGCACCGTCTTCCCAAGCTGATTGATTATGGCATCTATACCATCTTGGTAGATATCTATGAGGCGATCTGGAATAGTAAAAGCCATCCTAGCTCCTATCCATATGAACGTAGCTGGGGCCGAAGTAATCCGTCCCAGCATTGATATATAGACGCCTATTGCCATCCTGCTTCCTGAAGATATACTCCTTCCAAGCACTTTGAAATCCGGCACAAGGGCCTCCAGCACCAGATAATAGCTCTTTATACCCGCCAAAGCCCGCAGAGGTATCTATTGAGGAGTCACCATCCTTAATCTTGATGGCATTAGAGGAAGCTGATATGAGGCCAGATCTGGCATCACTGCATAATACTCTAAGAGTCCAAAGGTTGACGAAATCCTCATCTGTCGATGTATCAATGGGGTCAGGTGAGATATCCCAAGTAGTGCCATCACCTGTATCAATAGTAAAGGTATATGTATATGTGAATGGGGCTATATTGCTAGCCATATCCTGAACTTGGCGAGCGGATACCACTAATTTCTTCTTATATTCAAGATCTGTAAACCTCTGCGTAGTTCCTAGATCATTTACTTCTGCCCTTATTAAGGGAACCATATAATCTTGCCACATAGGATATCCTCACTTTTGATCCCCGCCAGCCTTTAAAATTGCTAAAAATAGACTTATCTATGTACATTTACACCGGTTTCACTGATTTTAGACCAGCAAGCCTTCCCCAAAATCTCCATAATCTCAAGTTTTTTCGTCAAGATATCTACAGATAGCTCATTAGCGCAATCATCACAATATGGACCTTTAAGCCTTCCAGTATGGTCGTAGATTTGTCTTTGATTCATCATCTGAATACCGCAGTGCATACAGATAAACATGCCCTTCTCCTAATAAAAAAGGAGGGCGCATTAAGCGCCCTCCGTTGGTGGAGATGTTGAAATTTAGCTCTAGAATGACCCCAGAATAACTCCGCGAGTGTCAAGAACACCAAAGCTGGTCTCAAGGCTTCCGAAATAGCCAAGCTGACCGCTTCGACGACCGGTGTCATCTGGCTCAATCTCAATGCCTTCACCGCGCACTGGCATTATAAGCTTATCACGCTTCGAGAGGTCAAGCCCAACAACAAGCTCAACGTCAGCAGCAGCGAGAGAGCCGCTGAGAGCAGTTGTGAAGTAGTTGGTATACTTTTGACCTTCACCTAGCTCAGTAAGCTCATGCAGAGTAACACCAAAGAGACGGTTGACAAGACCCTCTGGAGAAAGCTCAACCTCTCTGCGCGATGCCTGTGATAGGTCGCTATCCGTCCAGCTTACGATGTCCTGCATTGCCTCAGGGCTAATATACAGGTCAGTAAGCTTGAAGGTGTCAGAACTTGCCGAATTCCCGCCTCCATTACGCACCATTGCAATCTTTAGAAGCTGTAGGAGCTTCTTGGTGAATTGACCCGCAGTTGCCGCAGAATCATAGGTCATAAGACCACGGTCAAGCCCAGCAGCGATAAGTGTATGCCAACCATCATCATTCAACTTCTGAACGAAGCCATTTCTGAGGACTTCGAGGGCACGAGCAACTACGTCGATACGACCAGCGCGAGCATACTTAATATTCCAGTCGATGGCATTTGCGATGCGATAAGTATTGATGGTAACCTCATCGCCCTCGACCAAACGATTTGGAATACGTCCATTTGCTGGCATAGTGTATGCAGAAAACTCACCTTCTGTCCCAGGGGCGATTAGATCTGTGGGATAATTGGGGTATTGATCCCATCCTAGGACGTTGACAGAGAAGATGTCAGAGATGATATCACCATCAAGGATACCTTCTTGAATTACGCCATTATTCTGAATAGAAAGCGCAGATGCCTCACTTGGGGCAGCAGAGAACCCAAAGCTGACATTCATAATATCTTGGAAGCTCTTGCCAAGCTCATCAATTGCAGCTTCCTGATCAGAACGATTGCCTTTATCAGCGGTACGCTTGATAAGAGCAGCAAGTGCCTCATCCTGACGAACAACTTTACGACCCATATTTAATCCTCCTTAATAATTTCACAAAATTTAGCTAATGTCGAGAGAAATCTTCGCATATCCATTCTCATCTGCAATGGTCTCAAATCGTCCGACCATCCTGAACGTGGTAGCGTTTGACTCTTCGGTAACTGTGGCACCATAATTGGCAACGTCTGCAGCATTAGCAAATTGACCGCTAACGCCCACATAGGCCGCCTCACCAGCAGTAATAGTACCAGCTGAGGCTTCGATGTTATCCGTGACGATCCATCCTTGTGTCACAAGCCTCATCTTGCTGCCCTTGACACTCTCATCCTTCTGAGTGTTGAGGAATTGACGGGTTACATCAATATCCTTCATGTCTCCAACGAGGACACCGAGAACTACTTGGCCACTAGGATCTGCAGCAACGGTGCCAAGTTGCGCGGTATTATCAAGAGCAACACCAGAAGCATAAGTGCTCGCAGTTACGATCTCACCACGATTTGCAGCTTCATTGAGGTATACATCAATTCTATCTGCACGAATCTCTCGATCACTCTTTAAACCCATATCACATCCTCCTTAATTTATATTACTGATTGATAATGCTTGCCAAAGCTTCACAGGGCTTACTTGCCTTACCTTCGTCGATCTTATCCGAATTAGCTGCCTCGGCTTCCTTATCCTTTTCTGCCTTAGCATTTTCAACTTCGCTTGCAGCGGTTTCTGCCTTGACATCTTCCTTATCATCTTGCTTGTCTTTAGCATCTGCTTCTGCATCATCTTCCTTCTTCTTTGGAGCAAAGCGGATGCTGGCTTCGAATACCTCCTCACTCATTGCGCGAAGTTCATCATCGCTGATCTCAATCTCAAGACCTTCGATCTTCGCCTTTCTTGTCTCAAAAAGCCTCTCTGCCTCAATCTCTGCCAGCTTCGACTCTGCAGAATCAGCGCGATCCTTCTCTGCGGAGATAGCTGTATCCTTCTCTTCGGCAGCTTTACCGAGATCCTCAATGGTCTTCTCAAGCTCTGCTACCTTTGCCCTTAGCTCTTCGCTCTCTGTCTTGATAGACTCAATCTCCTTGATCGTATCCTGCTCCTTAAAGCTCTTAACCTCAGCCTCAAGAGCCGCAATCTTCTCTGTTGCAGACTGTAGATCCATATTATCATCTCCTTTGCCAGATTTAACGACCTTACCCATTATCTCCTTAATAGCGTCTACACTTATGCTTACACCAAATTCCCCATCCTTATTCTCAATAATTCCAATTTTCTCTGTTTTTTCTTGAAATTTTTCTTGATCTTCGACCCCCCCTATCAATTCGAGGCCCAATTTGCGCCTATGAGCATTAAGATGTCTAATAACAATAGCTTTAGCCTTCTTGCCAGATCTAGCTCCTTCAGCAGCAGCAGAGGCAACTCCGAGGCCCCCTCTATGCAGAAACATATTCCCAGTGGTATATCGGCCATCTTCATCAGGGGCTCCGCCATTTTGAACCCAATGGTGAGGATATCCCCAACTGGACACATTGTCTTCCTCACCCATGTCAGCAAAGGCATTTCTGGGCAATTTCTTATTGTCCACTTGGCCCCATGCTGGCTCTCTATCAGCCAATTTATTGTTATGAGTAAGTGCAGCGTCAATATCCATATTTTTATCCTCCTTTGCAGCAATGTCCGTAATCTCAGACCTAGGATTTGCAGGGTTATCCACAAAGCCAACACCAAGAAATGAAATGCCCTTAAGCAGGATTCCTACTCTTTGATTCTTATATAGCCCAGATCCACCAAAAATCTTGAGATTATCTGTCAGGAAATCTGTTTCAGCATTTCGCTGAACTATGGATATGCCATCTGCGGACTCAACAGCAAAGTCAAAATCTTCAAATGTACACTCCATTGATACAAAAAGCTCATTTCTAGCATGCATTTCCATAATTCTCTCAGCTACATCTGGGAATCGATATGCCCACACTACGATTTTATTATGTAGATCGAACTCTGTATTAGCGTCAATCTGTACATCTGCAGCATTTAACTCATTGCCCTGTCTATCTTTAGGCATAGTCTCTATAATACAGCCAATTGGAAATTTATTCTCATGCATCCAGTCAGCAATTTGAAATAAAGGAGTATTACGTGCAGTCCAAAGCTCTTGAGAATCAAAAAAGTGATCATTATTATTAAAACCAGTGGACACTTGAATGCAATCTACAAGGAGAACATTGGGGTGATTAATATCTACAGGAGAATCTTTCACCTCAAGAGATCCCTCAGCCTCTATAATCTTCCTAATTACAGATTTTCTTAGCTCTTCGGGGATATCTTCTCCATTAGTAACGGTGTTTGCTTGACAGGTTAATCTGACTATTTTGCCATTTTCTTTTATATAATCATCATATCTTGACATGGCTGCTCCTAAAGATTAAGCTGACTTCTGCAGATAGCCCAAGCCCTGCTTCTTAGTTCTCTGCGTTTCTTTGTGCTTGGCTCGCCATTCTTTTTCCTATAATCACTCATTAATCTATTGAAGACTTGATCTACACATCTATCAAGCTTTTCAGGTGCTTCGACCTCCATTTTTGCTATTATATCTATCTTTGGTGTAATCATCTCCTTGGAGACTTCATCGATATTGATGTTGGCTAAAATAGTGAATTTATGAGCTTCAAGCTCCTTTTTCTTATCCTTCGTCAATTCTTTTATATTATTTACACCGTTTTCCTCGAAGAAATTGGCATCTATTAACTCATCTATGATCTCCATGGCTATTAGCGCTCGATCTTGTAAATCAAATATTATGCGGCTTGCGCCCTGCGGCTTAGTCTGCCTTCTCCTTTGCTGCGGATGATCTGCGGGATCATTAGGGGGTCTGCCATCGCCTCCTGGCTTGCCAGGAGGCTCCTCATTTGTTTTATTTTTAGTGTTATTGTCTTTATTTGGCGTATCGAACGGCCCCTTCTTGTTGAGCTCTTGATCGTTTTCAGCTTCTTTTTTCTCAATTTTAATGCGCTCTCTCTCAATCTCCCAGTCATGGTTGACATTTTGAAGCATCTGGGTCTTGGATATTATACCTCTATCATAAAGCTGTGTTAGAAGGGCTATTCTGGCATTTTCATCGCTTAGCTCACTATTTCTAATCTCTATCTTAGGTCTCTTGCGCAGATCGAGAGATTTAGATATATAAGTAACTTCGCGCTCAATCCACCTCATTAGAATGCCACGAAGATATTCAACCTTCTCAAGTAGAGATCTCACTGATAGATATTGATTAGAGTAGGATCCCTGCCCCGTACCATCTATGAGCACTTGAGCTATACCAAAGTCCTCTAGAATCTTCTGTCTTACATGCTTATATTTATCGCTTCCGAGAATTTTATCAACAGGAGGATATTCAACGGTGAGATCTATAAATGGATCCCATATTACGTCGGTAATCCCACCCCCAGTATCATTTTCAAGAATTGCTGCCAATTTGCCAGTTGCGGTAGTAGTAGGTAGGATGGGGGTGCCATCTTTAAGCTCCCCGCCTATTTTCCAGATTCTAATGGCGTTTATGATTCCATCCATAGCGGCATTATCCATTCTCTGCATCTTATTCTCAAAGCAGAGATCATCTAATGCGGCAAAGTGGAAGGGCTTAGCATATTTCTCCCAGTCATCCTTGCGATAAGTAGCTATGAAATTGGCTGGATCGCTATTCAGTGTTTTCTGGCTACCCTTGAGGTTAAGGAGATCCATTATGGTTATGACTGGTGTGCCATCATCTTCTACGGAGTTGATATTATATTTAAGCGGATTATAAACAGTATAACCTATTGGTATTGTTCGTTTTACAACTCTTTGATCTTCGAAGGCGGCCTTCGCAGTCTTCATGTCTCTCTCTTGCTTCTTGTTTAAAGAGGATGTTCTCCTATGCAGAACGCATGTGCCAGCTTTGAGTATAGTATTAATAAGTTTATATGCGGCGTCTGATATCTTAGCCTTCCTCATCCAAGTATCCCAGAAGGATTTCTGAGCTTTACTGGGGTGGATTATATCTATGCCCTCACATGTGAAATCACTCACAAGATCGATAATATTCCTTACTATGCCCACTTTATCATGCACTTCGAGGCAGATCTCAATCATCTCTCTGCCAGAGATACTATTAAAAGTCATTCCTATGCTATTTGACTTCATTGAGCCGATGAATTTATTGCTCAGATTGCTATTAGTCCGAGCTTCAAGATTTAGACCATTTGAGGGGATTTGATGGGAAACTCCTAAATAATCCGTACTACCGCTGCCAAATCTCTTACCTCCTGCTGTGTAGAGATGCTTGATCACAGAACTTGATTTCGTCTTTGCAGCTGGCATTTTAGCCCTCCAATATCATTGCAATAGGATTGCGATCATATCATTATAGATGATTACACCATTTTCGTGAAAAAACCTAAAAAATATATAAAAAAAACACCCGAAGGTGCAAAAAAAAATCAAAAAAATCTATTTGCCTCATTCACATCAATAAACCACCCTGCCACCACTACTTTTAATTACTGCCGTATTCCCCGTAGTAGTATAGTTTACCCCTGTCGGCAAGCCTCTATACATAGGACCAGATGGATCATTACCGGCGAGATCTCCCGCAGCCCCACCTACTACATCATAAAGAGTGTCAACCTCTCTCTCAACTACGTAGGTAAGACCATGATGAGCAAGGAGGCAGGCTGAATATCTATCCTTACGTCGAACATCTGCTATTTTTGCCTGATTCCCAGTAGTAGTAAGCTTTGGGAGATCGAAGTGCTGTCTCCCAGTTGTTGTAGCAGTTACTACAATGCTTGAAATCTCCTTCTTCATCTCATCAATCTCATTGTTAACATCTGTGAAAGAATCCTTCACCGCTCTTCTAACGCCCTTTACGGTCTTATGAAAAGTGGCTCTATTCTCATTTTTCGCTTCATCTGAATTCTCCATATATTCTTTATCTACAGAATTAACATCGTAGAGTGGGAATAGAAGCTGGAATTCCTCAATCGATTTCCTGAAGGAGTGATTGGCATCCACAACCCAGCTAGAGCTAGAATCTACAAGTTTTAAAATGTGATCGCCATCATACATGCGATGATCTGGATTATCAATCTCCCATATAGGCTTCTCTGACCCTTTTAGAAACCTTTTCTCTTGGAGGTAATTAGCAATCTCACGGCCTCCTCCACCAGCATCACATGATATTAGGCAAGTGTTGAACATCTTTAAAAGCTGTCTAATCTTCTTTGCACAAGCTCCATAGTAAGTCTGATTCTGGTTAACCTCGCCAGATTTCTTCATCTTCTTCTCATTCGTAGCCCATGCATACACGATTTTGTGTTGGCCACCACTATCATCAATCTTAAGCAATACTATGGAAAAGTTATCCCTCTTCCTAGCAGGGTCTACACCCATTATATATCTATGATCCTTACTGCCCAACAACTCCGCTTTAAATGGCCTATACATAGAAACGGCTTTTAAAAGAGACATTGGTATGAAACCATCGCTATCAGAGTGAAAGGAGGCCATGAACTCCATATCAAATTCAGCCTGAGACATGGTGGCTCTACCCTGAGCTATAATCCCCTCATCCAGATATTTAGAAGGTAGCTCTGTATAGGGAACAGTCATGAGGCCAAATTGATCGGAGTCAAGGGCTTTTAACTCATCTTCAGAGATATCATCCATAAGCAGCTTCTGCAATTTATCCTTATCATCGCCACAGGATATTATAGCTTTATACTTCTCACACCACTTGAAGAAGTGATTAAATTGGTAATCAGCAGTCCCGCTTAGAATGATTTGATTTCCCTCTACAGTGTCAAAATCATCAGAAATATCAACACCTGCCTTTATGAGAGCCTTCTTCCTGCTATCCTCCTTCACCTTATCTACAGGATCCATAGAAACAGCAGAGAATCCTCGAATTACAAGGTTGAAGATGTGCTCTGGTATAGTGGGATACTCATCACATATAATAACATTGCCACGATATCCACGAATCTTCTCACCATCACCTAGGGGAAGACTGACTATTTGACTTTCGCCGATTATAAATTTACACTCTGCTATATCAAAGCGAGGCTTCTTGGCACCCGTAATACCCTGCAAGGTGACGCTCTTGAGGTAGATATCATTTATATAATTAAATATGATTCTAGATTGGCGATAAGTACGAGACATTAATATAATCTTAGACCCTTGCTTAAAGATTGCTCTTAGAAGTGCATATACAGCTAGGAGATAGGATTTGCCAAAGCCCCTAGTCGCGACTAGGATGAAGAAATTTTTATTGAAGAATTGATCTATAGTAACGGCTTGGAAGGGTAGGAGATCGACATTTAAGAATACCTTGGCGGCAAAAGCCCAATTGCCATAGGAGTATTTTATAATATTATTAATAGTAGATTCAGGGTCATAGAAGAGTAGCTCTTTAAATACATCATAATTACTTGATAACTCGCCCTTCGTAAGATTTAGATAGGCTAGATCATCATCATCTAGGAGGATTGGAGTATCAATAGGCAATGCTTCATTCACCATATGAGAGATCCGTACTCAAGACTCCAGACCTTGCGCATTATCTTATACGCCATCAACTCAGCATTTCTGCCAGCCATTAATATCCTTATGCTATACCTCATCTCTACCTCTAGCAAAACAGATATTACGAATGCGGGTGAAAGAGTGGTAAATCTGGACCCCCTCATCATCTCTGCCAAAGTAGTCTCTATTATTATATAAGCATACTTAAAGTCAGCAAGCTTCTCTAATTCTCTCTTAAATCTATCTTTATCATTTTTAGAGATATTGCTGCATATCTCCTCATAAGATTTCTTGCGCTCTATACATAGTATATTAGGTGGAAGCTCCTCTATAGTATAATCGCCAACATCGAGCTTTTTAACCTTTACCCTGCTATGGCCAATAGAGGCATTAATATCTTCAAAAGTCCATCTATGAAGATTTTTATCTCGCGTATCTGCCACTATAGTAAAGGGCGGAAGTTTTTTACTCATTACTCACCGGATGAACCAAAGCCCTTCTCCCCTCTAATAGTAACAGGAACTCCACTTATATCACTATTTGCTGCGGCTATATGAAAATCCTTAATCGGGATAACGACCATCTGTGCAAGTCTATCCCCAATATTAACATCTAATGGTAAAATTGTAGTAAGAATAATCTTAATCTCACCCTGATAGCTAGAATCTACGACTCCTGCAAGAACATTGATTCCATAATTAGCGCTTACACCACTCCTTGGCTTAATAAGACCAAAGCAATCTGCAAACTGTGGATCCCATCGAATGCCTGTGCTAATGTGGTATATAATATTTGGTGTTAGAGTATAGGATCCATCGGCGTTCTTATTGGCCGTTCCCAATTTCTTATTGTGCGGTTGAATTTGCTCAATCTTGTAGGTATGAAGGTCAAATCCAGCATCGCCCTCATTCCTATTTGGTAGGATGGCATCATCATATATCTTCGAAGCACCAATATTATAACTCATTTTTATCTCCTTATTCAGACGGTTCGCCAGTGTAGATTATGCCCGCATCTTTCCACTCTCTTTCAACCTTTGATTTAGCCATTTCTAGATATGAAGCATGTTCGCTAATCTTCTTCCTCTTCTCCTTATCTTGCATATACTGTATCGTTTTCAGGATACCATTCTCCTGATCCGTCATCCTCTTAAGTCTTTCTTTTCTAACCATGTCGAGAGCTTCTTGAGTCTTTATGCTTTGCTCATTAAGATCCTTATAATGTCTATTGACATCCTTAATCTGCTGTCTAAGGGTGAAGATGATTGCCCTAGCCTCCTCGCTCGCTACGCTTTCATCCCCATCGAATGGTTCTAATATCCTCCTTATAGTATCCTTTGTCTCTTTTTCATCTATTACTAAGCGCATCTTTCTAATATTAGATTGTATGAAGCTATCAAGGTTTCTGAATTCTGATGATGTCAAGCTGCCGCCTTGCCGTTTTACTTCTGAGAATAGGGTTGAGAATTCTTCAAGATAATATTTTAGCTCCTCTGGAGTGTACATTTTCTTAAGCATAGCGTGATGTTGTGAGTTCTGAAACATTTGCTCAAAGAGAATGCGGAGACCTTCCTCTGAGCTTGGTCCGTCTAATATATCATTTACAGCAGTCTTATCTCCATATTTAAGCCTTTTCTCAATTTTGCTAAGCTTTTTGTCATGCGGTCTCACCGACTTTTTATTTTTTCGTATATTATGATTTCTGCGAGTCAATCTAACCCAAGAGACAGAGCCCCTAAGGATTTTTGCCATATCGCCATCAGTCATCGTATCAACATGGTCTCTAATGAAGTTTATATCTGCTTGGGTCGTATTATGGCGTCGCTCAGCTTTCGACATGCATGTGCTCCATAGCGGTGCCTTTAATAAAATCCCACACATCTGAAGATATATAATCAGATCCACCGGCTATAAGCACATCATAGTATAGACCGAAGATATCTCCAGAAGCTAGTATAATAGCATCTCTAATCTCACCCTTCAATTGATTAAATTCTATATCCGTATCATCATATATATAATTAGAGGTATCCACCTCGCCTATAGAAGCATTGCTTACTGCTCCGATTTGCCGTTGAACCTTTTCTCTGCTTTGGAGTAGATCCTGACAGTCCTCCTGAATATTATTTAACATACAGGATTTTGTAAAAATATTATACATTGGACACTTATTCTTGATGCAAGGGTTCTCAATTCTAAAGAAGGTATCTCTCTTAAGGTTATTAAGTCTATTAGATACGCACCTAGAGAGATAGGTCTTAATTGATGACCCTTCATTTGGTCGATACTGGCAGATGGCTTCAAAGCATATCCTACGAGCCTCCTGAGCTATATCATCAGCTGTTATATAAAGGAAATGCCTGCTCCTCATGCGGTGAGCAATTTCCTCTATAATCTTCTCATTTTCTTTATATTTCTTAATAGCTTCTTCGTTTAAGTCTTCGATGGCCTATTGCTCCTCCTATGGCATTTGACCACTATTATAATGATGCTTCGCTATTTCTACAGTATCTTCAGAAATTGGTTTTGAGTAGATCTTATTCGATTCTACGACGGCATCGAATTCCTCGTTAGTCAAATCTTTGCTGGCAGAGGCCTCTGTATATCTCTTAATTTCCCCCTTGGGGAAAGCTCGGATAGAGCCAGTTGTAATAATCCTTTGAGCCATAGTAACACTCCTTTACATCCATGAGTAAACGCACAAATCATATCGTCTTTATATTATATCCCATGCATGTAACAATTTCAACAGCTAATCACATTTTTTTACATTTTTCTTTACATTTTTGGTCGGAAAATTTATCACCAGCTTAAGACCAAAGACATCCTTCTTTTCATTGAGCGTCGAGTACTCTCGCTCATAATAAGGCTTTAATTCTACCACACGATATTGATTGAGAAAATATGGATGGAGGGTATAGCAACCAGATAGCATAAAAAGTATAATAATAAAGAGTAAAATGCGCAAAAACATGGCAAACTCCTTTCAAAAAGGCCATATTTAGTATTTACACTGAATCAGACGGCTGCGAGCATGGGGAGGAGGTCTTCTTGGAATATGTGGGGGATGCTGGGGAAGAGGTTCCTAACATGATTCTTAATTTTCTCTACATCACCTATGCCGGACCATAGCGTAGTCCTAATCTCAATGGGTATATTATGCTCTATAATACAGTCAATAGACTTCNTTATCGTATCCATATACCTCTTATTTGAGATACTTNTGCCAGTTATGATGCTGCAATTCTCTATGCACTTAAAGTCGACACTATAAGCATCTACCAATGATAAAACATTAAGCTTCTCTATGACACTGGGCATAAAGCCATTAGTGAAGATCTTAGTCTTCATGCCCAATTCAAGCTTAGCGTATACTGCAGAGTGTATCAAATCATCACACCAAATAGTAGGCTCGCCGCCCAAGAATACGATGGCCTCATGCATCGGCGTGATATTATCTGCCATTATATCTATAGCTGATCCTATCTCTTCACCCTCCTCTACCTCCCTAAGATTGAAGCAAGATCTACACCTAAAATTACAGCCTTTAGAGAAAAGCACAAGGGATTGATATCCCTCATACTCCTGAAAACTATCCCTTATAACCCTAACTACCTGCAACATCAACCTCCTTTTCCTCTATTTTAGCCGTCTTAATGTCATTCATGACACGATTATTTGTATGGAAGACTCTCTTAGGATACTCCCATTCTCGTCGCACCCTGTTCCAGCTTTTAGTTGGAGTTATAAAGCCTACGACTCTGCTATATGTACACACTATCTCTTTCCCACAGTGGCATTTCTCTACTTTACCCACTGTATAGTGTTTGACCTCACACTCTGAATAAGCATAGTTAACGGCGAAGTACACCGTCCCAGTCCTGCGAGCGAAGTCCATAATCCTCTTAAATTGATTAGCCGTCAAAGGCTTATCGTCATCTACATTGAGGTGGAGTATGCTACCGCCACTGGTGAGATTGTCCAGTCTCCCCTGAATCTTAAATCTGTCATAGATGCCAGCATCTTCTATTAATGGTAGATATTGATTGGAGTATAGCTTATATTTCTTATTATAGCCTAATATCTTGTCTAATTCTGCTAGCTTTATGGCCTGTTGCTCTGCTGGGATAGCTTCTATATTATAGACATTCTTCTCCTTTTTCTCATCCTTTTGCCATTTTACTATCTTATCCTCCATTTTCTTCAAAATAGCAATAATCATATCAGAGCCGCGATCACTTGTAATATCTTCACCCTTATTCTTTACATACTCATATGCCCCCATAAAGCCCAAGGTGGAATATTGTTTATTGATATCAATCCACTTAGTTGTATATAGGGGCAAAACACCTTTCTCAACTCTATCCAATATAAGTTGCCTGTGCGAATAGAGAATCTTATGGAGAAGATCTATATCTTTATCAATAATATCAGGATCCTCTTTCTCAAGAAAAGCCATTCTCGGCAAATTAAGCCCAGCGACCCTCAAAGACCCTATTGATACCCCTCCTACTCCAAAAGAATTTTGATATCCAGAGTCAGCAACCTTTGTAAGATCATTCTTTAATCTACAATTATGTGTAATAATACCGTTTGGCAGCGTAAAATAGGGCTCCTCTTTATTCTTAATCTCAAAACAATAAACATCTGACTCATGCGCTTTATGAACAACAACAGATGATATTTTAAAGTAAATTGAATTATTTCTAATAATATAAACATTCTTGGAAGATCTCTGATTTCTAGAGTGATACCACCTTATACAATATAAAGCATAATTCCTTTTAAAAGATTCTCCTCTAATAATGACAGGCTCATTTGTCCTATCAGAAATGTCTATGGTTGAACAAAGGCCTAGGCTTGTTAGTAAAACTTCAACTGATTCTACCATATTAACAGAAGTTGTATAAATCCTATTATTATTTCCTCCATCTGTCATATATAAACCATCAAGTATACCACGTCTAAAGTTCTTACTTTGGAGCAAACAGTCTAAATTTAATGATCTTTCATGAGAATACCTATTTTTAACCCATTTTTTTATAAAAACAGCAATATCTTCACCATTAATTACACAAGGATAGACATTATTATGCGGAGTGCTTAGCCTTAATGTTTTATTAATCTTACAGTCTGCCAACCCTTTTTCAACTAAAGGCTTAAGAATACCAAATTTTGTTTTATTAAGACTTAAGTTTATACTCCACAGTCTTTTTTCCCCTGTTTTAAGTGTTCTTTCACTAAAAGAACCATCTCCAAGGAAAGCACCTATTATTATGCCTTGTTCATAGGTAAGCTCCTCACAATTTTCATTCCTACTTTCTGTCAACATATTGCTAAATAACAGATAGTCGTATTCTGTCAGAGAGTCTGCTCTTTTATTTCCATAAAGTGTTGGAAGAAGATGGTCAGAAGTAACGGTTATGGTTTTCTTGTTAACTGTAGAAATATTGTACATAATACCATTATTTTTAGTTTTTATAAGTTTTCCCTTAACCCATCTTCCATTGTGAAAAACCTTAAAATTATTATTGCATTTTCTTTTTCTGAGAGCATATAGCTGTTTAAATGTCATAAAATTAATACCATCAGAGTTTTTAGAAAGTGTTTTCTGCTCACCATCGAAACAACAACTGCTAAATGAAGTTGGCTTACTCTGGAATATATTTGCTAAAGATTTCTTGCAATTAGCTTTTGCAGCCCATTTTACGAATTCTGGGTCTATATACTCTCCATCTTCATCAAGAGAGATTGCTATTGTAGTAACTGGGAAGGTGAACATGCCCTCTTTACCATTAATCTCAGTGAAATATTCAAAGAATAACTGCGATAAACGCATAATGCTATCAAGGTTCGGCTTTGACATGTCTGGATATACAGAATCGCCAAATAGGGATTTAAGAAAACCCATATCCATAATGCTAACATTAGTGAACGGAGCTTCGGCCCCTCGGTAGGGATAACATAGGGAATATATAAGATTTTGAAATTGATTTTTTATGAATATCTCTTGCTCTTTGGTCATGTCTTCCATATAGTTATTGCCCATCTCTTTTCTATATAGGTAATCCAGCGAGTGAAAAAGCGAAGGATAGGCACATGCGCCAGCTATCTGATTGGAGATAAAGGCAGTCGTCTGTATTACTAATGCTATAAAGGAGGAAGATCTCTTAGGCGGGTTTATGGTCATGCCACCCTTGAAGAAATCCATCCCTTTAGCAAGTAAATTTGTAAGATCGAAGGCATAGCAGTAGCTAATTGGGAAGTTTACGAGGTCATTAATAAAGATTTCGCCATTGATAACTTTCTCTACAACCTCTATCGCATCCTTCTTAGTGTAACATTTCTTTACCCATTTGTAAAGCATATACAAAGAATTGAGTTTAAGAATAGCCTTATTACACTCATATTTATAGTGAACGACATCTCTACCTTGAACATTGGCATTAGCATCTATGCTTATATCCGCTGTAGCAGCATGAGCGCTCTTGAAGAATCTCTTCGAAAAGGAGGCTAAATCCATATGCTCATTCGCTACCCCCTGTATGGAGAAGACTTTATCGCCATATTTAGCGAGTAGATCCTCCATCAAAGAGACAAATTCATTATTAAAGGATTGACGGATAAGCCAGCCCTTGCGCTGGGTCTCTTTAGACTCTGCCATATCGATAATCTCCACAAGATATGCCGTTTGATAAGATGACACTATATTATATGCCATGAAGAGTGTAAAATCACGAGAAAAATCACAATTTTGCATAAAAAAGGTGTATATATTTTTGTATAGGCTCAATGGCTGAATATTTTGTATTTAGCCTCAGAAAATCCACATTTATAGGAGTACAAGGAGACCTCTGTGGCTATCTTCTACTACGTAAACGACCGTCAAATTGATGCTCCTATCGATACAAGCCAAAGAAATATAGACGCCTCTGGCATTACACCTGATGATACTGCCAATATTGATGAATTAGATGAGCTTACCGATGTATCTACACTATCTCCCTCTAATCAGCAATCTCTCGTATATGATTTGACGGCAGGCGTATGGGTTTCAAGCGGTATCCCCGCAATTGAGAGTATCCCCTTAACTGATCTATCAGATGTCACCCTCTCCTCTCCAGCAAGTGGCGAACAGCTGCTATATGATAGCAGCAATAATACTTGGAGAAATAATACGCCTGCTGGTGGCGGAGACATGCTTAAATCAGCATACGACACTGGTGATAATGGCATAGTAGATAAATCTGAGACTCTTGATGATGGTGTTAACTCTGTATCAGCCACAGGTGTAAGTGCTCACTTGTATGAAAGCGGCTATCTACATAGAGAAATTGATGATGCTGCTACGGGAGCCACAGATCTATGGTCTGCAAACAAGATTAATACAAGTCTAAGTGGAAAATCAGACACTGGTCATAGCCATCCTCTTACAGATCTATCGAACGTTAATGCTCCTACTCCATCTGCAGAAGAATCACTTGTTTATAGCTCTGAGCTAACAGCGTGGATAGCCAGTGGAACACCTGCAGCCGAAAATATTCCTTTGAATGATCTATCCGACGTTAATATACCTTCTCCAAGTGCAGAAGAATCCCTTGTTTATAGCTCTGAATTATCAAATTGGGTATCAAGTGGAATCCCAGCAGCAAATATAGCACTTGATAATTTGACAGATGTTACTATCCCAACACCAGCAGGAGAAGAAGCTCTTATATATGATCCAGAAATTTCTAAATGGATATCAAGCGGAATAGCATTATCAGATGTACAAAATGTATTTTTCGTAGGTAAACACGGAAACGATGTTAATAGCGGGAAAAACATAGAATCGCCATTTTTAACAATAGCAGCAGCAATAGCAGCCGCAACAGGAGTACAAACAGGAGAAAATTCCGTTGTGGTTAAAGCAATGGATGGCGCTATATATGAAGAAAACCTTACAATACCGCAATATATATGCGTATTTGCAGAACAAGCAACAATTAAAGGCAACCAGACATTCCTCGGTAAT